GTGTTTTGTCCGCACAGAACGGCGGTTCGCGACACGTGTAAGTCGCATGAGCATTAGAGTGGCAACTCCGCCGTCTCCTAGACAGTAGCCCCACGGAGCTGACTGTAGCTGGAGGCGCGTGTTTGCGTGGTCTCGGCAGGACCTTAACTATCCGAGCACGATGGCAATCCGTTCCTGGCCGTACTAGCCACACGGCCTCACCTCAGAGGACGAACGGACCCGTATCGTGTGCACGGGCCCACCGGAGGTTCCCCCTCCACCCCCGCCCTTACACAGGCGACCGATAGACCCTCACCAAGCTCTAGATCTGGAATCGGCAGATCCGTGGTTGTGTCCATGTTGAGCGTAGGGGCTCTTGCAAGCCCGCATCGAACTGAAGGATAATGGTCCGCAAGCCGAAGGTACCAAAGGCCCCCCACCACTCAGCCGAAGTAGTGGCCAGGATGGGGTCGGTATTGGGTGAAAGTGCCGGCCATAAGGATAAGTTCGATAATAATCAGTCCGCACACCGTCGCTACAGAGGGGCTGTCCTGAACAGACAGCTTCCGAGTTTTGACGCGGGATTGATGCACAAACCCCGGGACGGTACCGCCACTAGTCCCGAAAGGATGAGACGCCTAGCCCCAAAGTGGACTGCCGGTGTAGCACCTGCTGACGAGCATACAGGAGATCCGTTGAACGGACCCCGCAAGGGGATGCCTGATGTTCCGACTCAGGAATCATGCACGCTGGTAGAAAGCAGAGGGACTGTCTAGGTTGTCTGTGATTCCCCAGGGAAGAGTGGCCAGTAAGTCGTCGGGATCTTTTCAAGATGCAGACACACAATCGGCACTCTTACATTGCAAGGACAAATGTCCAAACGCGAGCTCAACCCTCCACCCCCAGGAAAAAAGCGGAAGAGGAGGAAGTAAAACAGCAAGCTGCGTTGGAAAGTCGAGTTGAATCGCCCAGTGTGGGCTCGCTCGCCTCCCAGTGGTCTGGCAGTACCAAGCCGGACCTGGTTGAGTATTTGAGGGTCGTGCTTGAGGCCTATCCGATCGACTGTCGGGTCTCGAGCCTAGCGGAAGCTGAAAGCCTGCTCAAGCTGTTCAACAGGTTTGTTGCCGGCTCGTGCAAGGAAAGCTTCTGCCCCAAACGCAGGGATCCCACATTGGATGATCTGATCCCTGGGTGGTCCGCGGCGCGTAGAGAATCAAGGTCCGCGGGAGACGCTAAATGCCAATGGAATCTGATCAAACAGAGATTAGACGTTGGCCTGGACGCCTCATTCCTGGAGACCGGGCCCCCCCATGCCAAGGAATTTACTACTAAGCTTCAGTTCCACACCACCATCGGGAGTGTGGAAGTGGAGGGATATGGCGGGAAGCGCAAAGAGTCGGAGATTGCGGCGTACCATGCTTTGTTAGCAGTTCTCGACGAGGGGCAGTGGATCCGCGACCTTTGTGCAGAGGGAATCGAACCCAATCCGGGTCCCAACAAGGGCGGTAACAAGGGCAACCGCCCCCCACCCCCCCCTCGACCTCCGAAAAAGGGGAAATGGAAGCAGGCTCAGGCGATGCAGGTTAAGGCGAAGTTTTCCGAATATTTCGACCAGCCTGCTGAGTTTGACGAGAAGGAGGAGGCCGAGGTCAAGGTTGAAGTCGTGTCTGAGTACAAGGCAGCGCCCGAACGGAAGAAATATCACGGACGAATGGACAACTGGTACAAGTCCGTCATGACCGACTTCTACGAACGCAAGCGGGACGACAACAACGGGCCGGTTTTCTCGGACTGGTTCTGGGATCCGGACAACGAACTGGAGATCATGCCGGATTTTGGGGAAGCCGACGAGGGATGGTATGCCAACAGAAGGCTCGTCAAAGAAACAGATGGATTGTTTATCAGCGTCCAAAGGAACGACGATCCAGTTCCTTACAACGAGACCAGATATGTCACCTCACATGGTGTCTCGTGGCCGCCCTGTGATCCGGGGAAGTGGATAGCCGGCCCCTTCTTCTATCCCCTGCTCGAAGATCGAACGAGCTTCTCGAAGGTGGACAGAGCCACGCGGGCTATAGTACGATCCGTGCCCGTCTCCACCAACGTCGCCGTGATCGGACCGCGCGTCATCCCGAAAGCCCACCGTCTTGAATCGTTCTCACACTTCGAGAGAGACGCCCCGAACCAGCCGCTAGAACACGACGTCGCCGAGCCCTACAAAGCGCACTACGGACTACTTGGAACATCATTGGTCATTTTCGACTCTCACATGTCCGGCAACGCTTTGCGCGACTTAGTGCATCAAGACCATTACGGCGGCAGGATGACCATAGTGGTCATGCGACCGGACCCTTTAACGTCGCAGATCCTGTCGGTGGCTGATCCAGGCAACAACTACAACGTTGAGCCCTCCGTCGTGTGTGGCGTGCCCATCCTCACCATCAAACGAAACGTCCAGAGATTCAAGCACGGCGAACGCCGCAACCACATCATCAATCTGGCCCAGGACGTCGTCAAGAAAGTGATGGCCCGCGCTGTGATGCGCAGAGTTGACCCCATATCCACCGCCATGTTTGGAGCCCAGGTCCGTCTCGAGCTTCTCTCCCATCTTCCAAACCTGACGACCGACGAACTGCGGAGTGTGTGTGACCTCGTGTTGCGCGGACTTGAAACTGAATTACCGCCCATGGTGGCCGCCAACCAGCGCCTGTACGATTCCCTTCAGCACCACTCCGGCCTCCTTCGTGAGACGTCACACCTCATGGGCTCTTTCACCGCTCCACGTACAAAGATCCACGAAGCGGTCGAGAACGCCGCGGAAGCCCTGGCGGGTCTTGTCGGCCCGGCGACCGGACATTCACAGAACCAGCTTGACTCACACGCCAGAGTCGTGGCCAACGAGTTTGCTAACGCCATGACCCCCGCAGGAATCTCTAACAACATACTTGGCGGAATCCGCAATGTGTCCAAGGCCGTGCAAGGCCTGTCCCTTCCCACCTTGTCTGTGCGTAGAGCGCGCGCGGTATGCCCGGAACTGCGCCCTCTCAAGCCATACGTTGGAACGATGCAGTCCAACGAACGCGACTCCAAGCCATGTGATGACCCGAAGGATCGAGGCCTGATCAACGTCTTCATGCCGTTGTACTACGGCGGAAAACAAACGTGCCCCACATACATGACTAAGTGTGTTCACGCCGAGCGATGCGCCGTAGCGAACCGCCAGTGTAAGGTTGCGCCCACTCAGAACTCCTCGGCGTTCGTCGACTTCCGATCCACCCTCAAGCGCCTGCTTGGCCCCGATTACACCAAAAAGATGTCATGGACGCCCCTCCCTTTGGAACTCGCGATACGCAAAATGCAGCCGTCGAAGCGGGCCAGAGCCATAGCAGCCACCGCAGACGAGAGACTGTGGAACAACACGATCCCCCTTGACATCAGAGGGTTTCCGAAGGATGAAACCGTCATCGGGCAAGGATTTGGGGCTGTGGAAGGTGAGGGCACGGAAGCATATTGGTTCAAGGAGCTCCCAGGCGCTGACACACGATTCATTTCCGCGCAGGACCCGGTCACTAGCACCTACATGTCTGTCATCAAGCCGGCCACGGAAGTGGCTAAGAACCTATTTGATGGCAAACTAACCGAGGAATCGGTGGACAAGGACCACTTCTTTGCTGCGCTCGGCCGAACTCCAAGACACATCGGAGCCTGGGTGCAGTGGCACATGGAAAGAGGATGGCAAGCCTATGACGTTGACGGCTCACGGTATGATGGAACCAGAAGATTCGAGCACCACTTCGGCCCCGACGGGATCCGCACCATGTACTTGGAGTCTGTTGTGGACGGTGATGGTGAGTGGGCAGGGACCGCCAACCCCTGGCCTGGGACAACACAATCAACCTACCGGAAGTACCTCAAACGCCTGTTCCGTGGTATGTCCAACTGCTACGGGAACATTGGATCCACGAAGTTCGATGCCCAGGAACCGAGAGCCATGTTGTCCGGTCTCAAGGACACAAGTGCAACCAACACCCTCAACATAGCGCTTGACTCCATATCGGTGTTCAGGGAGGCAGGGGCTTCCGCTGTCCATGTCATGTCCGGTGGCGACGACGTCGTGGTGTTCGTGAAAGAGAAAGACCTCGACTTGGACGTTATTCAAAACGCCTACGCCAAGCGCTCCACCGACGCGGAAGTGCGTAAGGTGGCCGACGGCAGAGTCGAGTTCTATTCCGGACATTTCATCGACACCGAACAAGGCATGATCTGGACGCCCAAGATTGGCCGGGTCTTGGTCAAGTCCCTGTGGGTTAGGCTCAATGGTACCCCCGAAGGTGATGATGAAAACGTCGCCATTGCCGTGACTCACTCAGTCGTGGACTCCGGCCTCTACAATTTCGGGGCCGATCCCATTGGCGCGTCTTTGGCCATCGGGGTGAAGCAAATTCGGTACAAGGCTTCCAAACGCACCAGAGCCGCTCAGCGTCGGTATGAAGAGGACATTGCACACAAACAGATCACTTCCAGCACGGTCCCGTCCCCGGACCCTTTGTCGGTACAGGCAACGGCCGATTGGTATTCCGTTGATCTAGTGTCCCTCATGGAACTTTGCACTTGTCTCAGCGCGCTCACGCCTTTCACCCCGACTGCACAGGCGGTGTTCGAGCGGGTGTGTGAGGTCGACGGCATTGCCCCAGGTGACGATTGGTCCCAAATTCCTGTCGGCCGAGTCGCAAACGTCTTTAGCCAGCACGAGCTGATGCAGCAATTGGATGCTCTCGAGGCTGACGTCGCGGCCTACGTGTCCACGCACCCGGAGCTACTCGAATACGCCGAGTCACTAGGATTTCAAGATGCGAGCCCGGTTGTCTCAGTCATCGAGGAGGAACTTCACAAGCGCAAACATGGACCCGACGCCATCATCGCCTTTGAGTTGAACAGGGCCATGCACAGAGGATTGGGACATTCCGATCTGATTGCCGCTCGCCTACACAGACACCTGGCCGACATGCCGATGTCCGACGCGATCAACACCCACCTGGCCTACAACGCATTCGCCGAGGGACTGGTCCCCAGCGCCCCCCCGGAGCTTGCCGGGTTCATACGCGCCGAGCTGATGAGCGGGTACGATGTTGTGGCCATTTGGAACAAGGAAGGCCAGGTTCCCCCATGCATGGCGCGGGGCCGGGCCAAGAAAGGTCCGGTCGCCAAAGCCCTTAAAGCTGCCGGTAAGGTCGCAACGGGCCTCGGAAACATCGCCCAGGCGGTCGGGCTGGCCCAGAGGAAAGCGAAGGCGAAGCCCAAAGGCATCAAAAAGGTCCACGCTGACAAGAAGGCGGCCGCCCATTCTGCACTTGCCTCCAGCAAACGCAACCCCATCACCCGGCAGAACACGATGGGTGTCAGAATCCGGCACACCGAGAGAGTGCAGCGTATCGTCTCATCGGCTGGCAGTGTGATCTACATGTTCAAGGTCACCCCAGTCAGCGATCTATGGCCTATCTTGTCCAGTTACGCCATCGATTTCAACCACTGGAAAGGGACCATCACGCTCATCTACCAGCCCATCAGCACCACGTACAATGCCGGATCACTGGGTTCTTTCGTGATAGCCCATTGTGCCGACCCCGACCAGGGCCCTCCGGGGTCTTTTGACGCCGTCGTCAACCTGGCTGGCGCGCGAGCATTTACTGCTCAGCAGCACATTAGAATCGACCCACCTGCCATGAGGGCGGCCATGTATGTCGACCAGCCGAATGACGTTAGCGCTGAACCCAGGTTTACCACCAACGGTGTTTTCTACCTGGCCACCACCGGAGCGTCCACCGTACAAGCCGCTGGCGACATCTACGTGTCGTACGACATCGAGTTCACCAACTTCACGGACTCAACCGTCACGTCGCAGGTTTCGTATCTTGTGTCCGGCAACGCGTCCAACACGCACCCCTTTGGAACCTCCCGATCTATATACGGCGGCACAATCGCATCCGCCACCTCGGGCACGGTCACCCTGGCGTCCACACGCCAGAAACACTTCATTTGTATATACTCAATGCGCACATCACCCGCTTCCGTCTTCCCTTCCTTCTCCCTCAGTGGAGCCGTCATGAACATGGCCCAGGACGCCTTCTCCATGCTTGGAAATGGTCTTACTTTCACGTCCGTAGGACCGGGAACCGGTGGTGTTGTATCAGCCGCCGCCACACTAGGCTCGGGATCGTTCATGATCACCAACTCCACCAACGGAATTGGGAACATCGTCATTTCCGCCACCCTACCTTCCGGAACGACGTGCGACCGAGTCGAGTTCTGGGTTATCCCGTGCAGTCAGCTCCCGGTCAAGGCTGTAGATGCCATTCTCACGGACGACGAGTTCGTGGCGATGTGTTACGACCAGCTCGAGGCCAAGCCCTCGGAGCTGAAGAAGATTCGCGACTTCACAAGCGAATTCATGCAGGCTTTCAAGCGACATCCTGAACTGGACGACGTCGCCCTGCTGCTCGACAGAGCCCCTCCCAAATACAAGGAGGCTGTAAATAAGGCGAAGCTGTACATATCTGAAGAGCACAAAGACGAGGACAAGGATCTATTCGTCTCCTCAGTTCTCACTATCGCAAAATCAGAGGGATGGCACCGCACGCTATCTCCCGACTTCGACCAATACGAAGTCATAGACGAGTTCGAAGCACGAACCATCGTCGAACACGGCGCTTGACGGCCGTGGCCCTCCGTTTCACTACGGGCGTCCCCACTTGGGGATGTGCCGTGAGGAGGGCCTAACATGTCAAACAAGCAGGGGGTAATCTGCTTGTTCATACACTAGCAACGGCGGAAACGCC